TGCGAATAAATATAATGTAACTCCTTCCTTAATCTGTGCAATACGAAAAGGAAGAGCATCTGCATACAAACATATAATTTAGGAGATGAAAATTTTGGCAATTTATCCGATTATAAACAAAGAAACTGGTGAAAAAAAAGAACTTTCAATGACAATGATTGAATATGGAAAATGGAGAGATGAGAATAAGGACTGGGATAAAGATTGGAGTCAAGGGTGTGCCGGAGTTGGTGAAGTGGGGGAATGGAAAGATAAACTTGTTCGCAAAAATCCTGGATGGAATGAGGTTTTACTTAGAGCATCAAAAACCCCAAAATCAAACGTAAAACCAATATAAAATGACAACTAGAAAAAGAAAAAGCAATTTTTCAACAGGAATCGACATTTCTGTTAAACAATTAAGAAGAAAAAAACCAATTAATAATGACTTTATTGTTGATATTCAGCCTTTAACTGACAATCAAAAAAGTTTGTTTAATTCTTATAAAGAAGGAAAAAATATTGTATCTTATGGATGCGCTGGAACTGGTAAAACTTTTATCACTTTATATAATTCTATTCGTGAAGTTCTAGATGAAAGAACTCCATATGAAAAAGTTTATATTGTTCGTTCGTTAGTTCCTACAAGAGAAATTGGATTTTTGCCAGGTTCTCATGATGACAAAGCAGACATCTACCAAATTCCTTATAAGAATATGGTAAAATATATGTTCCAAATGCCTAGTGATGTTGATTTTGAGATGCTTTATGGAAATCTAAAATCACAGGAGACAATTAAATTCTGGAGCACTTCATTTCTTCGTGGAGTTACTTTAGATAATTGTATTATTATTGTAGATGAGTTTCAAAACTTAAATTTCCACGAAAGTTGTTCAATTATTACTCGTGTTGGTGAAAATTCTAAAATTATGTTTTGTGGAGATGCAACTCAATCCGATCTTACAAAAACAACTGAGAAAACAGGTATCATAGATTTTATTAAAATTCTTCGCACAATGCCTTCTTTTGATGTAATTGAGTTTGGACTAGATGATATTATTCGTTCTGGTCTTGTTAAGGAATTCTTAACTGCCAAATATGAGTTGGGAATGTAATTTAAGTTTAATGGTCTATTCAAAATAAAAATACTGTGTTATAATATGTTTAGAAATTACCGGTTAAATGTTTAATCATATTAATGTGGATCTTCCCAAACTAAACAGGGAAACGATAGACGGAGTTCGTTACTATGATGTTCCTGATAAAGAGCAATTACTTAAATTAGTTTCTATTACATCCATAACCAGTCATTTCAATAAAGAAATTTTTGTGAAGTGGAGAAAGAAAGTTGGAGACACTGAAGCAGATAAGATCACTAAGCAGTCAACTAGTCGTGGCACTGATATGCATACTCTTACTGAGTTTTTTCTAAAAAATCTTGATTTACCTTCCGATCTTTTGCCAATCTCAGAGTTTCTGTTTAATATTTCCAAAAATCAACTGAATAAAATTAACAATATTCATTGTTTGGAAGGTGCGTTATACAGTAAATATCTTGGTGTAGCAGGGACAACTGATTGTATCGGTGAGCACGAAGGGGAACTTGCGGTAATTGACTTCAAAACTTCAAAAAAACCAAAACCACGAGAATGGATTGAAAATTATTTTGTTCAAGCTATGTTTTATGGTATGGCGTATTATGAAATGACTGGAACGCCAATCAAAAAACTTGTAATTATTATGGCATGTGAAGATGGTGAATGTGTTGTTTATGAAGAACGAAATTTAAAAAAATATATGAAACTTGTAGTTCAATATATTACCAAATTTGTTAATGACAGTTTGGAAATTATGTCTAAATAAAAGTTCCTGTTTTGGTTGAACTTTTATGGTAAGGGAACATTTCTGTTTCTTTATAAATATTATACAATATTTTGTGTAATAATAAATAATTTATTGTGAAAAATTATGAAAAATGCTTTAGAAAATCTTTTAGAAATTAAAATAGAATATATGGAACCAAACATTGAATTAGAAAAGACGATAGAAAATAAATTTTTAACACCATCAAAATTTGCTCTTGATATTGAGAAAATTGTAGTGGAAGAAAAATTTAACTATATTGATGCTATTTGTCATTATTGTGAAATAAATTCTTTTGAAATAGAATCAGTTACAAAATTGATGTCAAAACCATTAAAGGAAAGATTAAAGTATGATGCGATTAATCTTAATTTTATGAAGAAAATTTCAAAGGCAAAACTTCCTCTTTAATATAAATACTTAAAAAGTATTATAAATGAAAACTTTTAATCAATTCATTAATGAAGTAAGAACTGCTGAAAGTGATAAACAATTTTTTGATAGAATTAAAAGGCAAGCAGCAGCTGCTGGTGATAAATTCCCAGAATTAACTGCTGCTCAGGCAGCAATAGAAAGTGGATATGGGACATCTAAAAGTGGAAAAAATAATGTATTCGGTGAAAAGGGAACTGGAACCACTCAAAGAACAAGGGAAGTTGTTAATGGTAAAGATGTCTATGTTGATGCAGCATTCAGAGATTTTGATAGTGAAGAAGATTCTACAAAAAATAGAGTTAAAAAATGGTCATATAAGTATGGTAATGCCAAAGATTTAGAAAGTGCGGCAAGAAATTTACAATTGCCACCAGGAGCTAAAATTCCTGGAACAAATCAAACAAGTCATGGTGTTTATGCTACTGATCCAAATTATGTATCAGCACTGACTCGTATTGCTAGGGAGCAAGGAGGAACTAATAATAAACCAGGTGCAACAGAAACTCCAACTCCACCAGCACCAAAAGAACCAGTTCTTTCCAGATTAAAAGGCGTAACGGGAACTGGAAAAGGCAAAGAAAATTTTGTTGTTAAAAAGTGGAGTGATGCTGAAGGAGAAAGATATAAGGCTTACGGAGGAAAGTAATTTTTGAATTTTTTTTATTATGGCACCATTTGACGTATACGTGAATTATTTGGCACTAAAATCTCATTTTTCGAGTCCCAAATATGATTACTTTAAGTATAATAAAAAAGTTAGAGCATCCTTAACATCTTTTAATAAAAGAAAAGACCGATATTTCTTTGAGAAGACCTCAAGAAAATATAATGACAAAGAAATAGTAGATTTTTTAGTATCAAACTTTATATCAACCAGTAATGTTAATGGACTATGGATTGGGGAGATTATAAACTCCGGAGAAAGAATATATCGGGAGTGGATGAAGCGACAGCAGAGTTTAACTTACTTGTTCAAAGAACAATCGGAAGAATTGTTCTCGGAAAAAAAATTAGAGAATGTCTTCGACTGTTCGAAAGGACATCCAATAGTTTTAAAAAAGTTCCTGAGCGGGAAAATTAGTATCGAAACACTGGTAATATTCGATAAAATATTCCTGTTCGGGAACTCCTTTGATAAAAAACTTCTAGATCCTGTATGGGAAATGGTGAGTTTAAAAATTAAAAAATATTCGCCATTTGTTCAAATAGATATTTTTAACTATAAAAAAATATTAAGAGATATTGTTTTATAATATTGGGCAGCAAAGTCGGGTAGGGGTATTTGACTTGCGTAAGTCCCGTTTTTTTTATATTATAAATAGTATTACCCCTACTAAAAGAATGTGAATAACTATACATATTACTCTTATGAAGAGTATGGAAGAGGATATATTGGAAGCAGAGGATGTGAATGTTCTGTAATTATATAAGGAAAAAAATAAAGAACTTTTAAAACAAAAAAGTAAAGATAAGTGGAAAAATAGAGAAAACAAAGAAGAATATAGTAAAAACTGTTATAAAAAATATAAAGAAAAATATCATCTTGCTAAATTAAATATTAAAGCATTTTTATAATATGTGATAAAATAAATATTCTTAATTACAAAAAAACTTTAAGGGAAATAATCAATGAGTAAATTTTTTGATTCTGATATTATTCAGGAAGAACTTGAAGAAATTGATAATATTAAAGAATTTATATATAAGAATATTTTAACTTTCGGTATGATGAACCGGGAGAATAAATTGAAACATATTGATAAAATGACTGAACTACTTGAAAAACAAAGAATTATGTATGTTCGACTTTCTCTTTCTGATGATGAAGAAGCAATTAAAATCAAAGAAAATTTACAAAAATCTTTTTTACTTATGGGATTTCCTTTAGAAATTGATATGAATACTTTTTTTACTAATATGGAAAAAACTATTGAGTCTCTTAAACAATACCTTGACAATTGAATTATTTTTT